TCAAGAGATACATCCTGGATTAATTAAAAAGGATTGCATTGTTTTAGACTTTGGTACCAGTATCTTAACGCATGGTGCTTTGGATGAGAATGTAAACTTAGATGGCGCACCAGAGAATGTTAATGAAGCTGGTCCAGAAAAACAATGTCCAGAGTGCGATTTCATTATTCCAGCTAACTCAAGAGTATGTCCTAACTGTGGTCATGGCTTTGAGGGTGTTGTTAAATCTGAGCTATCTGACTTCTCACTAACAGAATACGATCTTATGCAGCTATCTCCGTTTAGATGGTTAGACATCTTTGGAAATGGCTCTTGTATGATGGCTACTGGGTTCCAAGGCTTTGGTATTGTTGCTACGATAGATGATACATCAATAGCCATTGTTAAGGCTAAACATGGTAAACTGAGAGCCGTTTCCATTGGTGCTCGTGTTCAAGCAACTTCGGCAGCAGATGATTTTCTTCGAGAGATTGAAGATAGTAGCGCGGCTAACAAAACAAAAAGGTGGCTTTCACAGTCTCCCTCTCCATTGCAAGTAAAGCATTTAAGGTCAAATGGCGTTGATGTTGGGCCAATGGATTTCTCTTGGGATAAGTATCGAGCGGCATGTTGGTTGAGTTATCTTTGGAACAAGAATGACATTGATACAATGGTGGAGGGCATCGGTGATGAATAGAAATGATTTAATAGATTTAGCAAAAGAATTAATAAATGGCGACAGGGCAGAACTCTATGGTGACGTGAAACTTAACCATGAGCGCATAGCATCTGGATGGAATATAATAACCCAGGGAGCTATCAAAAGTCACGGTCATTTGACACCAGCGCACATTACGTTGATGATGGACTGGGTAAAGACTTGTAGATTGCTAGAGAGCATAGACCACAAAGACTCTTGGGTAGACAAGATAGGCTACTCTGGTTTGGGTGGTGAAATGGCAACAGGGGAGCAATGATGCCAAGATTTGAAATGTCTATATTACTTGCGTTGGAAAACAAAGTTGGGGAGGTCAGCACAGAAGAATATGATATGATTTGTTGGGCTGATAATCCAAATGACATTGAAAAAATACATGAAACAGCAACTAGAATCGTTGATGCACATACGGATGATTTAATTGATTTAGAAAAAGTAGTTCTGTTTGCAATAGCCTATATAACAATGAAATCAAATAAAGTAATAAACTTACTTTTTGAAAATAAAGAAATTAACAAGAAAAAAATAAATCAAGTTATGGACTTATACAGTCTAGATTACACGAACAAAACATTACATTGAGGGAGAGATATGTATTCAGATCCAAGAAAACCTATAGACGAACTGTCATTAATTTTTAATGCCATCGGCTGGGAAAAAAGATTGTGCGATTTAACAGAAAAACAAGTTCAAACATTAATCTTTGGGTTGCAAAATGCTCAAAGAATAGAAGGGGAGATAACTATTGGAAAACTCGAAGACACTTACTATGAGTCAACTGGCTGCACCGCAACCACCAGTCTCCCCTTTTAAGAACATTATTGACCATATTGAACTCGCTGTTGATAAAGCAATCGTTGAGGTTAATGATAAAAAACCTAGAAGAAAATACTTAGGTGCTTCTTCAATTGGTGATGAGTGTTCAAGAAAAATTCAATACAGGTTTATGGGCTATCCGTCTGACAAAGAAAAAGAGTTCAGTGCTAGGACACTGCGTATCTTTCAGTTTGGACATGAGATCGAGGATTACGCTGCAAAGTGGTTAAGAGATGCAAAGTTTGATCTTAGAACAGAAGACACAGATGGTAAGCAGTTTGGGTTTTCAATAGCAGACGATCAAATCAAAGGTCACATAGATGGTGTGATTTGCGATGGCCCTGTGACTATGAGCTATCCGTTCTTATGGGAAAATAAATCCGCAAACGACAGGAAGTTTAAAGAATTTATTAAGGTTGGTGTTGCAAAGGCCAATAAGGTTTACGCAACTCAAATAGCTTTGTACCAGGCGTACATGGATTTAGAAGAAAACCCGTGTTTATTTACGGTTGTTAATAAAAATACGAGCGAAATTTATTATGAATTAGTTCCGTTTGATAAGCATCTCGCTCAGTCTGCAAGTGATAAAGCAGTAAATATCTTAGCAGCTATAAAATCAGGTGAAACTCTACCAAGAATTGCACAAAGCAAAGATTTCTTTTTGTGTAGGTTCTGTGATTTTCAGAATACGTGTTGGGATTAATAAAAATAAAAATATAAACGTGGGTGGTAAAAATGGGTGTAGTTAGAATTGGGAATACAAAATCAAAAAATCTAGCAGATGATATTAGTGATAGAGTACCAAGATCAGTACAGCTTAAAGCATTAGTGGACACATATCCCAATGGGATAATGAGAGGTACACAATTTGAAATTGGTTCTTTAAGTGGAGAAGAAGGTAAGTCATTAAAAATATCTGTTGATGTAAATAGGTCAGACTTCATGCAAGGTATGGATTTCAGTACCCATGAAGGTGTTGGCGGTATTACAAAGATTATGATGGAAGGTAGAGGTATGACGTTGCAAGACGTGTCTGAATACTTTGCTGATTACTTGGGTCCAGAGTTTCGTCCACAACCACCAGAAAATCCTGTTAATCTTAATCTAAGCAAAGAAGCTGCAAAGCCTACTAAAATGAATATTGATATTAACACTGCCCATGATGGTGAACACGTTTATACATCTAATGAGGGTGAAATTATCTGTCTTGTTAGGCGTTACATATCAAGGGATGAAAGTGGTGAAGTTGTTCGAGGTAATGACGGTAAAGCTAAAAAAGAATTCCGTCAGTTCTCTGGCAACAGCCCATTTCCAAAAATGCCAGACACAAGACCTCTATATAATATACCAGGCATCTTAGAAGCAGAGCGTATCATATGGGTAGAAGGTGAGAAATGTGCTGATGATCTAAACGCTTTGGGTCACACAGCTACCTGTCATTTAGGGGGTGCTGGTATGCTTTCCGTTAGATCCGCACCAAGCTATGACTTCTCTCCGTTACAAGGCAAGCAAGTAATTCTATGGCCTGATAACGATAGTGCTGGCATCAAGGTGGCTAAATTAATACAAGACCTAGCGACAAAAGCTGGAGCGACCTCTGTAACAATGCTAACACCTCCAAGGGGAAAGCCAGACAAGTGGGACGCCTCTGATGCCATCTCTGAGGGATTTGATGTTAGTAATTTTCTAAACGCACCACAGCATAAAACAAAACAAAACATATCATTGCGTGATGAAAGTTTACTTGTTTCCAATATGTTTGTTGGTTCGGCTCCAGAGCAAAGGTTTTTAATTGGTGATACAATACCTCTTGGCGTTCCAGTTGTGTTTGCAGCCGCTGGTGATAGCGGTAAAGGTATGATGACACTAGATCTCGCAATGAAGGTTGCATCTGGTGAATCAATGCAAAGTTCCTTTGGTGGCTTTGTAGCTAATCACGGCAATGTTGTATTGATGTCAGCGGAAGATGATAAGGATGAGCTGCACAGACGTATTGAAAGACTTGATCCGTTAAATGCTCGAAACAGTTATGAATACGATCTGCGTGTATTGCCGTTGCCAAACTTGGGCGGTGTGTTTCCAATGATGCAGAAAATAGATAATACATACATTATGGCTCCAGAATTTGAGCGTCTGTATGAGCAGATACTAGAAATAGATAACCTGGCTCTATTCATTGCAGATCCAATGGCATCTTTTGTCCATGCAGATATTAATGCTGACCCAGCGGCAGGTGCTGCTTTCATGGGAATGCTTGCACAGTTAGCCACAGAAACTGGTGCGACTGTGATGGTTAACCACCATATGGCTAAGATTAGAGACAACGACGTTATTACAACACCCGAACAGGCTCGTAATCTAATCAGAGGTACGTCAGCGATTGTAGACGGTGTACGTTGTGCATTCAGCGTTTGGCAAGTAGATGAAAAGATGGGGCGTCAGCGGTGTAAAGACCTTGGTGTTACATACAGTAGGAACGCAGTATTTGATGGAGCC